CGTTTTTTTTTTTTTTTTTTCACTGGTTGGGTGTGCATTGATTTTTGTAACGCGGGTAAACCAACAGAACCCCGCGGACGGTGTGACAAACCTACAGAGAAACGTCGACCATCACAATTGACTCAAAATCGGTGTTCCAAAGCACCTGCGGTAACTTAGGTGCAGGTGCATTGTATTTGTCTCGGCCCCGATTACCATGTATCCCATTGACCCTCTTGTAACCCAAGATGCCGTCGCACACGGATGCATAGCAGTTAACCAGTCCGTCCTCCCACACACCGTAAACACGGTGCAGGAAGTCCCCAAGCCGGTCGGGATCGATTGTTTTCGCTTCGATCGTCATTGTCTTCAGTTCCTCAGCAGTGTATTTGTACGCCATAGCCTGATTTCTCATATCGAGAAAAGGTTGTGACGACATTTGTTCAGCTGTGTCCAATAGGAGAGTTCGTAAGCTAGCTATGTGGCGATGTTCATACGCGGCGGACAGGAGTTTTCCGGCCATGTAATCATCGTCTTTGATTGCTCGGTTGAAATTCGCACGAACGGGCAATTTGCTCACCACACGACCAAAACTGGGTACAGGGAATGTTCGATTGACACTTGGCACGAAGCGTTTGCGTAAGAACGTCGCTTCTTCTCGATGATGAACGATTTTGACCTCGCTCTTCATGCCAATGCTCTCCGACACCGACTCATACGCGCTTGGAAGCGACGCACGATCTTGCTCGGTGTATGTTAGATTGTCGTCCCCGTACACCAGAATGGTTGACTTCGTGATCCCCGCACGCTTATTAGCTGCAAGTGAAACACAGGCGTTTACGTACCCGTTGCCTGGAGTGGTTGTAACCTCCCCAGACCAACGTTGTCCTGTCACTTGCCCACGAACACCGTATCGCGTGAAAATGCGAACGCTGGTGTTTGAAGCGAACTCGCGAACAAACCATTCTGGTGCGCCAAGTTTGTAATAAAACATGGCTTCAGTCTTACGAACTCCGGCAGGCTGCGTCCCGTCGTTGTTCTTGAAGTCGTTCTCAACCGGCATGCCGGGAGTGTGGTGAACTATGTCTGCTATCTCGTCAGCCGTCATGCCCACGCAGTAAATGACCTGTCGCCCCGTGTTCTTAGGGTTACTGCGATTGAGCTCTTCAGCAATGCGACGTGATAGATAGAACACAATGGACCCCATTACAAGATTGTACATGTCGCCACCTTGATAGATGACGCGTGGTTGGGAACCATCGTGCTTGAGCAAAACCTCAGATTTCGCGAAGACCGTTTTATCGGTATACCCTGGCAGGGTGAAGTCCAGCGAGTCCAACAAGGCACCGAGCCTCTCACGCTTTTGACCGCTCATCTCGTCGAGATAAGCCGTAACCATTGGCAGGTCCAAGCGAATTTGTTCGCGTTCATGAATCTTGGACATGAGTTCAG